ATTTTCCACATTTTGAGATAAAAGAATAATGCCCGGTACCACAGACACAGTAAAAGCAAAATTAACACCCGGTGAATTTGTCATTCGCAAAGAAGCCGTAGATATGATAGGAGTTCCTATGTTGAACAAATTAAACAATATGCCAGAAGAAGGTGGACACTCCGCTATTGATAAAATTATTGATATGGCCACTATAAGCAACATGAAGATGATGTATGGCGGTGGAATGGTAAAGCCAAATTATGCTGGTGGAGGAATGGTAAAAGACTCGTTGATGGGTATGCGATATGGTGGAATGGCTAAAAAGAAGAAGATGATGGGTTATGAAGATGGTGGTGAAGTCGGTAAGCTAGCAAAATTACTTTCGATGGTTACCCCAAAAGGAAGAAGGCAATCGGCTTATGAAGAAATGGTTCCTCGGGATATGTTGCCTTTAATTGAGAAAGCCAGTACTCTTCCGGAGGATTTTTTTTATGTCCCTGCTGATGAAGCTGGATATATAGACTTAAAAGAGCAAGAGCGAAAGAACGCTATTAGGCGTATGTTGCAAGGTAGGCCCCCGCAACCACAAGAAGCACCTGATGAGTTGATACCATTTCAAGAAGGTGGAGCCGTAGAAGAAGGTATTCCATTACCACCTCAACCTATGGATCCGCTACAGATTGGTGCTAGGCAAGCAGACCCTTCTATATATGAAGGTAGTACGTTGGGTGTAAGGGATCAGGCCATGATGTTACAAAACAGCATTGAGCAAGATACGGTAAATAAAGCTAGAAAAACGCTACAGCTAATGAAGCTGAAAGGTTTATTGGAAGGTGCAGAGTCCTTAGATTATCAAGGGCCACAGATGAAGCAAGGTTCGGATGAAGAGATGAAGCGACAAATGCTACAGAGAATGATAATGATGAGAGGTATGCCCTTCTAGCGTATGGAACAAGACCCAAGAGCATTACAAAATGATGATTTATATAGGCAGTGGCGTGACTCACGATCTGAATGGGACACGGAAGCTCGTAAGGACATTGATTTCTATCTTGGTAATCATTTTAGTCAGGATGAATCTGACGACCTAGCATCTAGAAACCAAGCGGATATACCTATGGATCGTGTATCTGCCGCAATAGAAAAATTTAAAGCAGTACTTACATCAAGACCTCCTGCATTTACAATAACCCCTAGAGAAGATTCCGATGTGCAAGTTGCTACATTGTGGAGAACGGTGATGGGTTATGTATGGCAAAAGTCTGATGGTGATTGGCAAATGAAACAAGCGATACAAGACTATGCTACTACAGGCATGGGATACTTGTATGCTTATATTGATAGAGAATCAGATTTTGGTAGAGGTGACGTTAAGTTCACTTATGTTGACCCGTTCAGAGTTTATGCTTCTCCTAGCTCTCGTGATCGTTGGTTTAGCGATTCAGATGGTATCATCCTTTCCACCATCCTTACAGGTGAGCAAGCCGTTAACCTCTACCCAGAATTAGGAGATAGAATTGATCCGGAAACAGGCGAAGAAATGCCGGGTTTAATAAATGACATATCTGGATTTACGTATGACGAAGAAGATTATCCTTCTTCTCAAAACAAAAACTCTATGAACGTGTTTACTCCAGCGGAAGTAAAAGACAAAGATTATTATCAAGTAAAGAAATATCAAGTATTAGAAAGATTTTATAAAATAAAAGTTCCTTATTATCGCATTATAGATATGAAGAGTCAGGAGGAAAGTATTCTTTCTCAAGAAGAATATGCTCAGTTTGTATCGGAAAATTCAGAGGCGTTTGACATTGGAGCTTTTACAGCAATAGAAGTTTTACAAACTCGTGTAAAAGTATGTGCATCAATGGGTGAGGTTGTGCTGTATGAACAGATACTTAATACCGATGAATATCCCATAGTGCCCCTTCCAAATATCTGGACTGGCACTCCTTATCCCAAATCAGATGTGTCTAGAGCAAGACCTATGCAAAGGTTGCTTAACAAGCTATGGTCATTAGCATTGTCTCATGCACAAGCATCAGCGGGTTTAAAATTGTTAGTACCTTTGGGTAGTGTGGACGATATAGATCAGCTAGAAAAAGACTGGGCAAATCCAAATGCCGTTATTGAAGTCGATTCATCCCAAGGTGAGCCGCACTACCCAGCTCCTCAACCTTTAGCTGGAGAGTTCTATAGGTTAATACAACAGTCAGAGTTTTACATAGATTTTATATTTGGACTTCCAGAAATGATGCATGGTTTTGCAGAAAAAGCCCCGGAGACAATGAGGGCTACAGAAAGAATGATTGCACTGGGAAGTGAAAGACCAAAGTCTAAACTTAGAGATATAGAGTTTAGTATTAACAAGTTAGGCAAGGTTCTATACAATCTGTCTAAGGGTCACTATACCTACAAAAAGATTTTTCGTTTAGCACAGCCAAATAACAATATAACTGAAGTTATGGCAAATTTTTATACAGATGTTTCCGGAGCTGTGTTAGATTTAAAGAAAGAAAAACATGCGTTAGACCAGCATGACATAAGAATTGAACCGGGTTCTACAATGCCTTCTAGTAAATATGCAGAGCTTGCAGTGTACTTAGAGGCTTTTCAAATGGGTATTGTAGATAGGTATGAAGTATTAAAGAAGAATCCTGAGTTGTTTGACAAGGAAGGTATTATGCGTAGAACAGAAGAGAAGCAGTTGTTACAGCAACAAGTTCAGGCAATGCAGGATCAGATAAAGAATTTGCAGGGTGACTTGCAAACCGCACAGCGAGAGTCTGTTAGCGATAGAAAAAGAGTCGAGGTTGAAAAGTTTAAATCTAGGCTATCTGAAGTTTCTTCAGAATCTAAAGCAGACAGAAGAGTGCAACGTAGTAAACTAGAAAACGAGGTGAAGCTAGAGGTGGAGAAATTGGCTAGTAATCTGAAAGATGTTCAGAGAAAAGTCAGTTCTACTCCTGAAGCCTAGAGACATCTAAGGAGAGACTATGTCTACAACAGAACAACAGGAAGTAAATGTCCAAAACGATCAAGTCGTAACTAATGAGAATTTCGTGGAAGATATCGTAAATCAGCAAGCTGGGCCTGAGAGTCCAGAGCAAATTCAAGAACCAGTACAAGAACCAGCTACTTCAATGGATTATGAAGCTGAAGCTAAGAAGTTCCAATCTATGTATGATCGGTCACAAGCTGAAAATTCAAGATTACAACAAGGAGCACAAATACTTCAGTTATTGGAGCAGAGACCTGACTTGGTACAGGCACTTGAAAGCGGTATAGCTCAACCACAAACTCAACAGCAAAACGAACCTAGTGTCGGGAAGGATGATTTTAATCCTTGGGATGCTTTCACAGATGAGAACTCTGAGTCAGGACGATATGTAAACAATAAGATAGAATCGTTAGTGAATCAGAGATTAACTTCTGCGTTATCCCAACAACAGCAACAGATACAAGCTGATATGCAAATGCAAAATACTGTAAATGAATTGAGGGGAACATATAAAATGTCCGATGGTGACATTCAAGAGTTCTTACAGTTCACTACAAAACCAAAGGAGCAGGTAGGTTTGAACAATCTAGTAAAGCTCTGGCAGATGCAAAACGGCCAATCCGTTGCTAACAACGATACAATGGAAGCGGTAAATGCGGCAAAACAAGCTCCTAGAACTGCTGGCGTTCTTCAAGGTCAACCTCAGACATCACAAAAAAATGATTCTGATAAGATTTTCGATGCCGTCATGGGCAATAGTGGCTCTTTGCGATTACCGTGACATAACAAACAAACCACAAACCAAGAGGTAATAAAATGGCAATATCATACAATACTGGCACTTTAAAGTCCAGTGATATCACAGCTTCTACTTCCTCTGCTGGTGTAGGTCAGGCTCCTGATAGGAGACGGATATTTAATTTTGGAGACAGGGTAGCAGAATTAGCCCCTGAAGAATCTCCATTCTTCGTGTATCTTTCTCAAGTAGCCAAAGCACCTACCGATGATCCAGTATTTCGTTACTTGGAAAATCGTAATAAAATCAACTTTACTGACCGTTCTCTTCTTTTGAAAGGAGATGTTAATGGTGGTTCTGCTGTTTCCGCAGGAACGTCTTATGCGTTTACTGCTGATACTGCTGGTGGAGCTTCTGTTGACTATCTTTTAAAGGGAATGGTTATCGCTGTTCAAACCGCATCCCGTACAGGTGATCTTGGAATTGGACAAGTGGTTGTTCGTGTTGATTCAGCAGTAACACATGGTAGTAGCGAAACTTCGTTTACAGGTAAGATTATTGACGTATCCAATTCAGGTGTAACTGGATACAATGTTCTTTCTGATAATGATGCGGCTCAGATAATCGGTACTTCCTTCGAGGAAGGTTCTGGTTCTCCTGACGTTTTCTCAACAGAGCTTGAAGATAATTATGGGTATACCCAGATTTTCAAGACAGCCGCCGAGATGACAAACACAGCGTATGCAACTCGCTATCGTGGGTATGCAGACGAGTGGAGCAGACTATGGGCTGATAAACTACGTGAGCATAAAATTGACATTGAAAGAGCTATGCTCTTTGGTCAAAAAGCTCGTCAAGGCGGTATTCAGTATTCTGAAGGCCTTATAGGTCACATTCTTAAAAATGTGAATCCAGTTGTAAATACAGATGACTTTAGCTATAGCTCAGGTAGTTCATACTATCGAAGCGTTGCACAGGAAGAAATGACTTACGATAGATTGCTTAGCGATCTTGAAGTAATCTTTGATCCTGCTCGTGGTGGTGCTTCTGACAAGCTAGTATTGTGTTCCTTACCAGTGATTACGTTTTTTAACAAGTTAGGCGATGGAAAATTCTTAGATGCTTCTATGGGTCATTCTGCTAATAATTACAGAATGGACATGACAACTAGGAATGGTGCTTTCGGTCACTCCGTAATGGTAATTGATACTATTCACGGAACACTTAACCTTGTTAAAGAGCCACTTTTTAGAGGAATTGCGGC